TGCAGGGGGATATACAGCGTGTAGGCAGGCGCGCAGTTCAGGGCCTCGTTAGAGGTGTTGGGCTCGCCACCCGCGCAGTCATCGTCGCAGCCCTCACCGCCCTGCACCAGCAGGTTGGTCAGCTGGGGCACGTTGCCAACCATCTTGGCATAACCGGCCTGCTTGCCGGCCTCCTGGGTCAGCTCGTTCCAGATGTGCAGCCAGTTGCCATAGTGCTTGTCAATGCGCTGGCCACCGATCTCAATCTCCACGTTGCGGATCAGGTTGTGGCCAACCCAGTTGAGCCAGCGGAACTGGGCACCAGAGCCGTCGGCAGATGCCAGGGTCACGCTAGGCAGCGTCGCCTGCAGATACATGCGGTGGATCAAGTCACCGTTGCGCTGGATCGTGCAGGTCACGCGCTTGCCGAAGCCAGGAGAGCCGTTGAAGGGGTTCTCAATGGACTCCATGGCGAAGTTCGTGTGGCGGCGGTAAACCACCTTAAAGAACGTGATCTGGGGGTTACCCGTCAGGTACACGTCCTGGGCGCCGTAGGCTACGAGCTGCATCAAACCACCACCAGTCATTTGTGTTTATACCTCTCCTCTAGAAATAATTCTGGCGCGGAGGGCTAAAAAGGTGTGCATGCCGGGGTGTTTAGCCTTTTTGGCCCTGGTTTCACGCTTTTTTTAGTCGCGTGCCGGGGACTTCTTTTTTTAGCGGATACCGCAACAGAAAAGGACTCCTTCAAAGATGCCTAAACCTGGTGGGCTCAAAAAGGTAGGAATCGCATGTCGTCTGGCGCACAGAATGCCTTCTTCAAAATCCGCCCTACCAAGCGGAGCAATCCTGAGGCGCGGACGACTTTAGACCGTCTCCACCAGGTTCGCGTGGATGAAATGCGGCAGCGCCAGGACGAGATCAAAGAGCTCCAAGAGGAGATTCAAGAGATTAATACAAAGAGTCGTGATACCGTGGATGTAATTGTGTATGAGCAGCTGCAAAAGAAGAAGAGGGAGCTTCAAAGGGAGATAGATGAGCGAAAGGATAATAAGGAGTTGATGTCCTATTATTTGGAGGCAGGCGAAATCTTATATAATTATTATGATATTCAGGATAAGATTCAGCGTGGAATTGAGCCTGCAGGGGCACGAGTAACTGTCAAGGCGAAGCCTGGCTCTGTTCTAGCGGCGCTGGAATCTGCGGCGGGGCAGAATTATGTTGTGACCAGCGGTGGCGGTGGTGGCTCTACCGCAGGAGAAGGCGGTCTGCGCCGTGATAAATTGCTGGAGCAGTATCTTTTGAAGGTGGACCCAGAGCATGCGCGCAGCAGCAATGAGCTACAAAATGATTCCTATGGTGAATGCCCTGACTGTCAAAAGGAGATGACCTTCAGCGCAAACGAGGCGCTTTTCACCTGCACAGAATGTGGCTACCAGGAGGCTGTGCTGATTGACTCAGATAAGCCGAGCTATAAGGACCCGCCCCGTGAAGTCTCCTATTACGCCTACAAACGCATCAATCATTTTAACGAGTGGCTTGCGCAATTCCAGGCGAAAGAGTCTACTGAAATTCCGCAGGAGGTCTATGATGCCATCTGTGCCGAGCTCAAAAAGGAGAGAATTATGGACTACCGCCTGTTGAGCCGTCTCAAGGTGCGCGAGATCTTGAAGAAGCTGAAATATAACAAGTATTACGAGCACGTGCCGCATATTATTAATCGTCTGAACGGGCAGCATGCTCCCGTGATGCCGCGCGAAACGGAGGAGAAGTTGCGCTCCATGTTTCGCGAAATTCAGCCGGCGTTCCAGAAACATTGCCCGAAGGATCGTAGCAATTTCTTATCCTATTCGTATGTTTTGTATAAGTTTTGCGAGCTACTCAGTATGGATGAGTATTTGTCATCGTTTCCGCTGCTGAAGAATCGCGACAAGCTCTATGTTCAGGACAAGATCTGGGAGAAGATCTGCGAGGAGCTGAAGTGGCAATTTATTCGCAGTATTTAGAGATGGCTGCAAAGGTTGATTGGCTAATATCAGTGGCATGGGTAGTGTTAATTATTGCCTTCTTTACGGTGCTCATCCAGGCGGCGATGCTGATCTCGGGCAAGAAATGCGCAAAGTGGAGCAAGAAATACAATATTTGGACACAGCAGTGGGTGGATACGACACCCTGTCTCCAGTTTGAATAGGCGGAAAGCAGATTAGTCTCTGTAGCGCTCAATATCGGACACGCTAGCAGGCCATTTTGGCATGGTATGTGTTCTGACTAGGCTGGGCACCTCAGGCTTATGCGTAAATCTAACGGATTTTGCGGGATAGGCGAGAACCTTGTGCGACGGTTTGTAGAGGCCTGCCTGACCCGGGCTAAAAAGGTTGGGGTGCTCGGCGAGCATAGAGTCCACTGCGGCTTTGATTTGCTCAGCTTCGGTGGCGCTGACCTGAATGCTCGTTTGGTTGTCATGTGCGGCATTGTAGATTTGGTAGCGGATGCCGTGGCAGCTGTGATCCGAGCAGGAGATTTCTGCGCGGCCGCCATCCACCAAAAGCCAAAACTCCCAAGGGTGAACCGCAAGGTCTATTCCATCCTCCTTTGCAGCTTCCGGACCACCAGGCCACAGGCAGGGCTCACCAGTCGGTGTAATGTAGTCAAGGGATTCGTAGATGCTCATAAAAGTTAGGGTGCCCTTGACTTCTAGGTCAAGATACGGATGGTCGCCAGCGTATGGCCAGAAAGTGTTCCGTGTCACGATTGACATTTTCTGGATATGAAGCTCAAAAGGGGGTGCGGGGGAATCCGCGATTAGGCTAGGGGCTAGCCCGGAGGAAATCTGTTTATAAGCGAGCCCCAGGAAAACCCACTAAATTCGCGCCAATACCGAGCCTCCTCGGCGTGTGACGCCTCGTCGGCACCGCATTGGCACGGGCTTAGTGGAACTCTCCACCGCTAGACTCTTTAGAGTCTAGCTCCGGGAAAACCCACTAAATTCGCGCCAATACCGAAGCCGGCGCCCTGGCGGGCCGTCGCGCCGATGCTGGGCGACACCACATCCAGAATGGCGAACACGGACGCGGCCACCACACCCAGAGTCAAGATCTCATCCCACGGCAGGCGGTGACGGGGGATAAAGATGGCCGCGACGGCCACAAAGAGGCCCTCAACCAGATACTTGATAAAGCGATTTACGATCTCCGACGTAGGGTCCATAGCGTCTATATTTCCAGTCAAGATTTTTTGGAGGGCTCATGCGTATTTCCATCTAAAGATGCTCTCACTTCCAATGACAGAATGTCTAACGCCGCAGATCGTGAGGATTTCCTTGAGGAGGACGCCGAGATTCCGGGACAGAAGTTCGTGCTGCTGAGCTTCCTCAGCCCGGAGAAGGTGCTGAAGGACAAGGCGGTTTTCATGTTCAGCAAGTTTGTCCAGAATTACGAGTTCCAGAGCCGGACAAAGAACCTGGAGGCCTGGCTGATGAAGTCTGTGGGTGCAATCAACTCCCAGCTGGACGCGGAGGCGGACAAGCTGCTGGAGCAGGACCTCAGCGGCGCGGCGGATATCTGTCGGAAGTCTAAGATCCGCATGGATACTCTAATGGATGAGTTCCAGTCCTTTGTGAAGGGGAATGAGAAGGAGCTACGCGAGAGTGGCATTAAGGAGAAGTGGGATGACTTCGTGTTTGCGAACAAGGTGGCTCTAGAGGATGAGTTCTTCGCGAAGAACGAGTTCCGGACGACGGTGCGTGGCCTGAAGGTCCGGGGAACCTACAGTTCGCAGGGTGAGGCGGTGGCCCGCTCCAAGAAGCTCCAGCGCAATGACCCTCTGCACAACATCTTCGTTGGCGAGGTCGGCAAGTGGCTGCCTTGGGACCCGGAGCCCAACGATGTGGCGGAGCAGGAGTATGCTGAGGAGCAGCTGAACACGCTGATGAAGAAGTATAAGGAGAACGAGGAGCAGCGCGAGCAGTTCCAGCGCGATCAGCGTTCTCGTGCGGCGGCGGGCAAGAAGCCTCCTGCCGCGCCTGGAATCACGGTGCTGAATGACGCGGAGGCTGCGGCGGTGGAGGCGGAGGCCGTTGGGTCCAAGCTGGATAGTTCTGTGACGGAGATGTTCGGCTCCGAGGGACCGGCTGATCTGGCGATTGCGCGCAAGATGGCTGCGAAGAAGGATTAATCAGAGTGTTGAAGAAGCTTTATAGTGGAGTTATAAACTCATAAGTAAAGCCTCTACTTGCTAGGAAAATAGTCATTTGTGATGGGGGCCATGACAGGACGGCAGACATTCTCCTGGCAGAACTCGCCCTCCTTACAGAGCACACCCTTGCAGTCCTGAGTGCGGAAGCCCTCAGACTTCTTGGAAGAGGAGCCCTTCTTGCTCTTGAATCCCTCGGGGAATACGGGGGCAAACGCGCGACGAAGAGTCGGCAGGAACGCCACCACTAAAAAGAGGACCACAAGGAGTCCGAGAAGTCCATAGCCACCGCGAACGCGCTTCATTCTGCTTAAGAGGAACGTTTTAGGGCAGGACCGGAAGAGGATTTCTGTCATAAAGCTGGGGCTTGCCCTCAGACCGACAGAAGCCATTTATACAACGTGTCGGGTGCTCGCAAGGGGGGAGATCCACACCGCACCGAGGAGGGTCACCGACGCGAAACCCTTCAATGCCTAAAAAGGGGTTGATGCGGTAGAATCTGTCGGCCACCAGAAGGCCGAGGGCTATCAAGAGGACAATGTAGACTAGGCGAAGCTCCATCTAACCCCTAGCCCTGTTTCTTTTGGACTGCGATGGCCGGCCCCTTCAGCTTCCGCGCGCCATTGGGGTCATAGACATTAGACTCCTCTTCCTCCTTGTCGCGGTAGAAGTTCGCCGAATGCTGCCAGAATTCTGCTGCGCCGATGCGGAAATCGGGGTGGAGGTCGGCCTTATACCAATAGACGCAGTCCTCAAATTTCGCGGACTGGCTGGTATTGTCAATCACCAGGCACTCAAAATTCTGGGTGCACTGGTCCATAATCTGGCAGAAAAACTCAAAAGAGGGAAATGCGCTGGCGTAGTTGTCAAAAATGCGCTTGCGGTTCGTCGTGTAGGGCTCGCGCAGAATAAAGGTGTAGTCCACGTTCGTGCGCAGCGCCGGCTGGATACCGAGAGGATACTGCATCGTGATGATAAAGAACACCTTCAGCCAACGACCGTTCATGAAAAGGTAGCGAATATTCTTGTCGTGTGTCCAGCTGTCGTCATACATACAGTCGTCCAGAATCATGAAAGACCTAGGATCTAGGCGGGACTTGCCGCCCCCCTGCTGCTCCCGCTGAATCCGGGCCATAATCATCTTCTGGCGCTTCACGAAGTTGGCCAAAATCACCGGGTTGTATTCGCCGTGAATGAATAGCGGCGGAATCATTTTTCCGTAAAAGGAGTTGGACTCCTCTGTGCCGCTGATCACAGTGCCGAGGGGCATATCCTGGTGGTGAAAGAGGAGGTCGCGCACGAGGGTGGACTTGCCGGTGCGGCGGCGGCCAATGAAAATTACCACGGCGTCCTGAGGAATCTTCCTCATGTCAAACTTTTTCATGCTTATATTCACAGCTGCGTTGCTCATGGTTGTCTAGAGAGAGGAGAACTTTTTTCAGAGTGCGTCATAGCGCAATTGGAAAGCCTCTTGTTCCGAGGAAGAATGGATACACACCTCCGGGGTTCTCAGCTCCCAAATCCCCGTTTCCGGATTGCGCCCCTGCCTGCGCAACTCCAGCAGGTTCGTGGGTTCCGGAATCTCCAGACCTTTTTTCCAACTCTCGGCAAGATTTATCGTCTTTCCAAGCACCATTCGGAGAATGTCTGGCTGGATAACAAGTATCGGATCCTGGCCCTGGATATTTCTGGAACGTCGGGGGCGGCGATGCTTACGCTCGCGCCGAATACGGAGGGAGGCGCGGAGCCTAGTGCTGAGGCTAGCGCGGCGATCCGGCAGCCGGCCTTCGTGAAAGTTACGCATCTCTTGGATCCGGTGCGATGGATGAAGGGGCGTTACAGCCTTCCGAGACACAGCGGCCTGCCCTGGCACAATAAGACATGGACAGCCGCTTCGCACAAGCTCCAGGACCCTTGGAACCAGGCCTACGTGGAGACAATGGCCGCCTACGCTCTAGGCCGTCTGCGCGAGGAGAATGCTTCGCCGCACTTCAACATGTTCTATGGAGCCTTCTGCGCCCGCGCCGACCGCTATCTCTACAATGTCACAGAGGACTACGGAAGCTATCGGAATGCCCGGTGGTTTTGGAATGGCCAACGCAAGGGAATCTATAAGCTCCAGGTGAAGAATGGAGTGAATCCAGAAGAGCCGGTGGATCCCGAAATTCTGGAGGAACTTGTTCGTGAGCCGTCGGTCATGTCGGATGAGGCGAGTGAGGCATCCACCGAATCGGAGGAGGAAATTGTGCTTTCTGAAGATGAGGAGGCTCTAAAGGGGTCAGCCCCTGGAGGGCAGGACATAGAGTCTCTCCACAGCGACGACGATATGGAGGAGGCTGAATTTATGACCGAAACCACCCCTACTGAGAATTCCGCAACAAGCGGGACGGACGAAGGCAGCGAGGAGAGTGAGGAGGGAGATGAATATAAGATTTACGCCGAGTTCAATGATTTTCCTGTGATGCTCATTGCCGCTGAGAAGAATTCTGGCACGATGGATGCGCTCCTGGATGATTGGAAAGAGGTTGGGGCTGAGCCTGGCTCGCCCGAGTGGGAGGCGCGCTGGTCGGCCTGGCTCTTCCAGGTGATTGCAGGTCTCTGTTGTGCCCAGAGTGTCCTCGGATTTACGCACAATGATCTTCACACAAATAACGTGGTGTGGACGCCTACAGAGGAGGAGTTTCTATATTACACGACGCGGGCCGGTACCGTGTTCAAGGTTCCTACCTTTGGAAAGCTGTTCCGCCTGATTGATTTTGGCCGCGCGATTTTCCGAATCAACCAGACGGAGTTTATCAGCGACGATTTCCGGGCCGGTGGAGATGCAGACGGCCAGTATTGCTTCAAGCCGTTGCACCCGCGCCCTCCTGCAGGGGCAGAAGTGTATCCAAATCCCTCGTTTGACCTGTGCCGTCTATCCGTTTCCCTTTTGGAGTCTCTGTTTCCTGAGGGACCAGAAGTCAAGGAGGGAGGTGCCGTGCTGAGCTCAGAAGAGGGGCTGGAAGTGCGCGAGACTGTATCGCCTCTCTATAATGCGCTGTGGAGCTGGTTGGTGGATGACGATGGGCGCAATGTGCTGATTGAGCCCGATGGTGAGGAGCGCTTTCCCGATTTTGATCTGTATAAGCACATCGCGGCGAAGGTGCATGGCGCC